AGAGCTATCATTTTTAACTTTCTTCAAATCCGATTTGCTTACAGCCAATACGTCCGATTTAATGTTATTGGCATGAGTTTTCGCCTGCTCAGGCTTAAAAAAACATTGCCCGTCTTGAGTAAAATATAATTTGTCAATTTGTGGCCAGTTGCCATGAAATTGAGCAATTACTTGATTTAGATTTTCGATTGATAAGTTTTTCATTTCGATTGCTTTTTAATATTGATTTTTTTTAAAATGTGATTGTTAACCATATATCCACCAAAGAAGAATGCTGCTACCATCATTACAAGAGTTGTTAAACTATTTGCAAGTTCAAGGGTAAACTGTGCATAATCTTTACTAAATGGATATGCAATGGCTGTTACTATTATAAGGAGTAAGAATAAGCCCATAATGCCAATACTTAGCCACCGACGTGTTATTGATCTTGCACTATTTTCGCTTACGGTAGTTTTCAAATACTCAAGCTGAGCATCCGCTATTTCTTTACTAAATCCAGCCTTCTCTTCCTTGGTGAAGAATAATTTGTCAACGCCCTCAATTACAGAAGTACTTACCTCTTCTACATTAACCTTTCCTTTAAAAATTTTAAATATGCCCATATCATTAAGATTTTAGTTCTATTAGTTCGCAAGCTCCACCATCGTCGTGGCGGCATACATGCAGATTTGATGTATATTTTACACCTGAAAATAGTACAGGTATCAATACCTGAAGCTTTTCTCTTGCTTGTGCTTCTCCAGCTACTTCAATACGCAGCTCTTGCGGCTGCTTTGTGAACGCCTCAGCTTCGGTGAGCATTTCTTTTATTTCTAAGTAGTATTTCATAATTTTAAGTATTTAATGGGTGTAAATTATGCATGATTCGCTTGGCGTCGCCAAGCGTTAAAACATCGCTAAAAATCATTACTTCATCGATTGTGCCATCAAAAAAATTGTTGTGAGAATTGAGTGATCCATATGCACCAACGACCAGCGGGGGGGTTGCTGGATATATGAATAAAGGATTACCTAAATTTAGGTAATTGTCGCCAGCGTGAAAATTACCATTTATAACGAAATTCACACGATTTGAAATAGACAAGCTTCCGTCATAAGTCATGACGATATCATAGTCTCCTGAAACAAGAAATGTGAAGTCAACGGCACGGTACCTCGCATATATGTTAGGTACAGAGTCGTTTCCCATCCATATGAATTCAAGGTAATTGCTTAACGCAAACATTCGAAACATTGTCTGATATCCACCTGTTTTCGAGTCGCTATATTTAGCTAATATTGTATGATTGGTTAGGTCGTTAGTCTTATTTAAGAGAACACGAATAGAAAATTTCTTCTGATCTCCAGCAAATACATCATTAAGAATGTTGCCTAAATTTACACAATCATCAACGCCATCAAAGTTCAAGCCTTTGCCAAATTTACTATCGACATAACTTGCACCATAAACTGCTCCATGATTGCCATTGCCGCTAGCATCTTTAGCATTACCCTCGAATGGGAGCCATAATTTTAAGTTTGGTGTTACGAGGCATAGCTCGGGTGTTTTTAAGTCTGATAATACGTTAACGAGATATGTATCACCTGTTGGTGTTAGCTTGAATTCAAGCATGTCGATACTATTGGCGGATGCTGATAGAACTGGCAGTACTCCACCAGGGAAATGAAATTTACTTCCAAATGTAAGTTGGCTTGATCCCTTAACAAACAATGTAAGTTCGCAAGCTCTAGTGAAAGCTGATGGATTTGCCAATATCCGATCGGCAGTGAGTTCTACCCATGCCCAGTTGTGTTTGGATACATTCCAAGTAATTTCAGCAGCATCGGTAAGTGTCTGTATGTTATGCAAATCTGCATACTCAATATCTTCATCTTCACCACATCGTAGAAATTTGCCCGGTACTTTATTGTCTGGAGTGTCGAGTAGATCGTCGAAATACATCAAAATCGGCTGTGTTTTCCAAGTTGCTTGATCGTAAATAAAAATCTGAAATGGAGTTTTGGTAATATAAATTACACCTATTTCTCCAGCTGTTGGTAAATCCAAAATTGTATCAACAAATGTCGCAGAAACCCCTGAGGGATCGCCAGTAGGTTCTCCTGATTCAAAGGCTTCGTAAGCCCCATCAACCACATTGTATATTGCCTGTGTAAATGGCACACGTGTAACATAAAGTACGTTTATTTTTCCCTCCTCAGGTCTATCACCTGGCGTTTCAAAAAACAATACATTTCGATATACAATTTGCCCAGGCAAATAAACACGCTGCTCTTGAGCTTGTTTACACGAACTGGTATAAATGCGGGTCAATATGTAGGCTTCGCTACGAATCATTGCCAATATTTTCTACAAATTCAAATAAATACTTTGGCTCACTTGTAATTGCTGCTTTATCCTCTTCATAGTCTGTGTCTGTTCGATAGGTACGAACTGTATAATTAACGTCTTTAAGCCTCGCAGCTTTAGACTTTGATCTCTTTACCGTGAAAAGAATTTCATCCCCAACAATCTCCAATTCATTATCAGCCCCATCTGCATCACTAAACTTCAAAAACATTTCTTTTGTATCAGGGTAAAACAAAACAACATCGATACGCTCGTAAACAGACAAGTCCACAACTTCGTCGTTCTCGTCGAGGAGTAGAATCGCAAAATCACGATCATCGTTTATGGGAAATTCTATTCTCATTTGTCGTTAATAAAATCCATTATCATTCTGAAATGCGCTCGAGCAATTTTCTTTCGACCTGTAACTGTCATCAGAATATTTCGACACTCATCTTCGTTTGTGTGAAAGAAGTTCTCGCTGAGTACTGCCTTACAAGCAGGACCGACTACCATACTAAAGTTTGCTTCTTTATCAGGATCACCATCAACAGTATCAACACGTATTTGATGCCCTGGGAATTCTTCAGCTACATACTTATATAACGATTCCATTAAAGGATCACTAGATGTGTAACCAGGAGAAGTATAACCCTCCCATCCATTGGCTCGCTCTTCTTTAAACCCGTTGCTGTGAATACTTATTAATAAGCAATTATCTACGCCATAAGCCTGACACAACGCATTGGCAATATTAACACGTTGAAATAGCTCAATGTCTTTAAATCCAACATTAATAAAGTGATATGAGACATTCGCTTCTTTAAGTAGCTTGGCAATTTCGTCTCTAATCATACGATTGCCACATCCCTCAAAATACTGCGAGCCATCGTCCCATTTTGGCGATCGCTTACCAGGGGTTACATAAACACCCATATCGTTTATTCCACCATGTCCGGCATCTAGCAATATGACTTTATCTGTAATCATTTCCTGTTTTCTTTGTTTTCAAGCGCAACTCGTACGTCTTGTATTTCTTTAAGTATTTCTCTATAATAACTCTCGTTAATCGACACTTGCTTCTCGAGCTGTTTTAGCCTTAAATCCGTACCAACCTCAAGAGCTCTTACACGTTGATTGATACTCACCCAGCTACCCATAATTGCAACCGCAAGCGTAATTGCTATTGCGAGTATTTGCCCTTTTGTGATATTTGATTTTTCCGTCATTACGGTTTTTTTGTAGCGAAGGCAGGATTCGAACCTGCGACCTCAAGATCATGAATCTTGCGAGCTGACCAGCTGCTCTACCTCGCTAAATAAACGCTTGCAATTACTCACAAGCGTTGTTTTAATTTTTATATTCTTTTATTGATCAACTACGATATACCACTCCGTACCATCGCTTACAAAGTCAAGTGCTTTTGTCAAGCCCTCGTTAATAGTTATATTAGAACCATTTAGCTTTGTGTTGAATTTTAAAGTAGTAGTATCTCCAGCTGTAATTAGTAGCGTAAATCGGTATCCGGCATACGCTGCTGACCCATTAAATACCATAGCATTAGTATCAGTCGCAACTTCGTAAACTGTCATTGCTTCCACTGGAGCAATAGTGACTGTATCTGAAGCTTCGAGTTCAACATAAGTAGAATACCCAAATTTGTATTTTTCGCTGCCTGACTGTGCAGCTACAGTATTAATAGCAATTATTCCGATAATTGCTATTAATAAGATTGCTTTAAAGTTTTTCACTATTATTTAATTTTAGGTTGATAAACTAAGCGTGTTGCGCACTCATAATGGCTGCAATAGCTTCTTGCTTTTTAGGCAATACTATAAAGTAGTGTCTATAATTTAACAAGTTGCGTTGGTTTTCAGGATCTGTTTTAGCTTCTGAATAGTACATTTTAGTTGTACCAGTAGCTTTAAACATGCGAGGCACATAAAAAGCTACAGAAGCTTGAAAATCTGATGCAGCAGGCACACTTCCGATTGCCATTTTAGCTCCAGCAGTTCCACCAGTTCCTTTATAGTATGGATTGCTTACAAATTCAAATACTTCAAATCCATATAAGTTGGCTATTTTACCAGTTGTGTAGTTGTAGTACTGATCTGCGAATTTCTGATCACTATTCAATAGATCGTTCACATGGTCAGAACATAACACGAGCCTACGTCCTGCCACAGGAACTCCGAGTGTGTCAAATTTCTTCTTAAGAGTAATTATGTCAGCACGAGTTAATATCTTACGCAAACCATCAGTATCGTTTGCGCCTGTAGTTGAAATAACAGGAGTTAGTGCAGCGTTAGAAGCTGGAGCTAATGCATGAATAGCCTTAAGATATTTGCTCTCATCAATAGCACTTGCGTGTCTATCTTTAACAGATTGTATTTTATCGTAAGAACTAGCATACAATTCATCATCGGTTACTGGAGTAGCTTTGGTTTGAAATTTATCAAGTCCAAATACAGCATCACCATCTTCAAGCTCTTGAACTGGTATAGGGTAAGTAGTGTTGTTAATCAATACGTCAGGATCTCCACCTACGTCAACGAGGTGAATTACGTCATTTTCGGCATATTGACTATAGTCGGGAATACCATCAAGAAACGCAGCTTTATCGCCTGCACGCAATTTCTTAATTATTTCTCCAGTCCATATTTCGGTCAGAACCCCTACACCCAGTGCACCTTGCGGAATCATGGGTAATACACTTAACACATTGGCACCTACAATACCAGCCACTGGACTAAAGCCTGTGATTGCAGATACCGTGTAGCCCATAAATGTGTTCAGCAAAATTGCTACGATTAATGTTAGAAACTTTTTCATTTTACTTTGTTTTAATTTGGTTTTAAATAGGTTTTAATTAGTCAACAATTTCAGGTTCAAAGCCATATTCTGCTTTAAATAATTTCACGTAAGTCGCACGATCATCTTTACGCATTTCTGCTACTTCACTGGAAGGAACGTCGCTTAATTTTTTGTATTCACTTTTAGCAGCATCTGCACCTGGCTTAAGCCCGTCAATCACTTTTTTCGCAGAAACTGGCTTAATCGTTTCTAGCGTTGCCTTCAATACTTCAACACCGGAGGCTTTACCCACAGCAATGAAATTTTCTTTTTTGTCGGCAGTAATTTGTTTCGCTTCTACAGCAGCATCTACAATGGCTGTGATATTACTTGTGCGCAGAATTTCAAGTTCATCCTTAACCGCATTAGCACCAGTGGCACTTGCGATAATTTCTGCAATCTTGTTAAGAATTTCGGATTCAGAAGCATCTTCGTTTAATCCGAGTTTTAATGCAATAGTTTTCATTTTTTTTGCTTTGGTTGTTTTTATACTTAAATCAGGTTTTACTAATAATGCCGTGTAACGAGCATACAAATCTTTTTCACCAAGATCAATCGCCTTATCTTTATCAATATCTTCTACACCCTCAATTGGATCGATTACAAGATCAACTAGCCCAAGTTCTTTTGCCTCTTGCGCCGTAAACCAATAGTCGCTGCCATCGAGATATTTGTTAAAATCTTTTGATTTTTTGCCAGTACGTGATGCGTACTCATCCTTAATACTTAACTCAAGCTTGCGAAGCAACTTAGCAGTATCAATATGCTTTTGAGCATTCCCGTGCGAGCTACCCGATGGTGAATGAATCATAATAAATCCATTTCTGGCAATTTGAATCTCATTGGCAGCAAGCATTACTATAGTTGCCATAGACGCAGCTATACCATCAATTATTACAGTAACCTTTTTGCTACAATTCTTAATCGCATTGAAAATTGCATATCCCTCGAATACTTCACCGCCATAGCAGTGCATACGTATTTGAATTTCATCATGGGTTGATGCAAGCTCATCAAGTATATTAGACATATTCCTGCCCGAATACTCCCAACGTCCAATTTCGCCGTAAAGTTTTATTACTCCAATTTTTGCCATTAATTCATAATCCTAAATTATAATGCCCATTTCGGTATCAAATAAGGCTTCAAAACTGACACACATTAGGCAGGAAAACAAGTAATAGTCTAAGCGTTAAATCAATTTATACATACCTAATACAAGTAATTGCAATTAGACATAGTGCTATGCAGATTTGCATACAAACAGTTGACATGGCAAAGAAAAAACCCCTCGATGCAAAGAGGGAATACGCACGTATATTATATTTAAACGGAGCATCGGCTAAAAGTGCTGCCGAAACCGCAGGTGTTACCCAAGCTACGCTTGGGAAGTGGGTTAAAGATGGTGGATGGAAAGCACTACGAGCTGCATCGAATATCACCAGACCCGAATTGGTAAACAAGCTGCTTCTTGGAATTAATAAAATACTTGACGATGTAAACGAGTCCGACAATCCTGCTGACTTAGCAGGGCTTGCTGACAAATTAAGCAAGTTTGCATCGGTAATAGAAAAACTCGATAAGAAAGCCAATGTAGTAGATGTAATCGAAGTTTTCATGGCATTCAGCAAATGGTTACAATATCGCATGACAATTGACCAGGCGATTACACCTGAACTGATTAAAGCGATTACTAAATATCAAGATTTATACATATCGGAGCAACTCACACAACACCAATAAATGAGTAGCAGAGCTTTAATAGATGCACGAATAAAATGGGAAGCTTATTGCAGAGAAGTTGAGTCCTTAACTCCACTATTTGTAATAAACGAGAGCCCAACAGAAAAAGAAATTCGAATAAAAAAATTACTCTCGAATTATAGTGCATTTGTTACCTATTACTTCCCTCATTACGCAAAATGTAATACTGCACCTTTCCAAATAAAAGCAGCAAATAGAATACGAAAATTTACAAATTTTAAAGGTGTATTCAAATGGGCACGTGGACACGCTAAATCAACACATTTCGATATATTTATGCCGCTTTGGCTCAAAGCTCAAGATGAGCTTCACGTAATGGTTCTTGTAGGCAAGAGTGAAACAAATGCAATCACATTAATAAGTGATCTACAGGCAGAGCTTGAAGCAAATCAGCGTTATATTAATGATTTTGGAAAGCAAGTGAAAGCAGGGTCGTGGGAAGAGGGAGAATTTGTTACCAACGACAATTGTGCATTTTTTGCTCGTGGACGTGGACAGTCGCCCAGGGGATTACGTTTCAGGGACAAACGCCCAGACTACATTGTTATTGATGACCTTGATGACGATGAACTCGTACAAAACGAAGCCCGTGTAAGGAAACTAACAGATTGGGTAAAAGAAGCTCTGTTTGGGACACTGGATGGTGGCAGGGGTCGCTTTATTATGGTTGGAAATTTGATAAGCAAAACCAGTGTACTCGAAAATATCAGTAAATCTGAGGGTGTAATTCTAAGTACTACTAACGCATTACTTCCGAACGGAGATCCAACATGGGCATCAAAATGGACGAAAGAAGAGCTTGCTGAAATGGCTGCTTTTATGGGATATCGTGCATTTCAAAAGGAAATGATGAATAACCCAATTACTGAAGGGGCTGTATTTAAGCAAGATTGGATTAAGTGGAAGCGTATGCCCAAATTGGAGAAATACGAACATCTAATTGCATACTGCGATCCAAGTTTTAAGAGCAGCTCGAAAAACGATTACAAGGCAATAAAACTTTGGGGTAAAATTGGCACAGAACTACATCATATTGATTCGTTTGTTCGACAAACAAGTGTTGCAGAAATGGTTCGATGGTTCTACGATTTACATGAACGATTAGCTGGAGCAACTATCTGCGATTATTACATAGAGGCTAATTTCTTACAGGACATATTACTCGATGAATTTGAACGAGAAGCAAAACTTCGAGGTTATATGTTGCCCATACGTCCTGACAAACGCAAGAAGCCTGATAAATTTCAACGTATTGAAGCCATATCGCCATTGTGGGAACGGGGTGTTGTGTATTACAATGCAAACAAGCAGAATGATAAAGACATGCTTACTGGTATTGAGCAAACCCTAGCATTTGAAAAGGGAAGTCGTAGTCATGATGATGCTCCTGATGCAGATGAAGGAGCAATCTACTTATTGCAGAAACGCACTAGGAAAGAAAACTATCCACCCGCATTCGGTATGCGTAAATCGCCGAAACAAGTTTGGTAATTAAATTTTAGTTATGAATTGGAAACAAAGAATATTCGAATTTAGACTTAAGCGTGCAATCAAAAAAGCACACAAGCTCAAAGAATTAACCAAGTATAAATACTTTGTGATTTTGTGGAAGGGTAAACCCAAGGTTATTCCAAAACAGACCCTTAAGAGATGGATTAAAAGAAAAAGATTAAAGGGAACTATTCAACAAATTGAGCAAACCGCTTTATATACAACAATATAAATCATGTTTTTACAAGAAATAGATTATCGAACCGTCGCAGACCAACGCACCATTGATGTTATTCAGCAATTTGAAGAGCCTGTCAGACTGCGTGCTGAGAAAACTGCCATCGAGGAGATCTCATCATACCTCCGAAACAAATACGATGTAACAGCAATATTTGAAGCAACAGCAGACGATCGCAATCATTTGATTGTAACAATCACTTGTGACATTACGCTATATCATCTCGCTACTTGGTTGCCAGGGAAAATGGGGATGGAAATTAGAATTGAGAGGTACGATAGAGCAATCGCTATGCTTAAAAATATCGCAAAAGGAGCAATTACTCCCGATTTGCCATTACTTACAAATAGTAGCGATGTGGCAACTGGAGGTTCTATTGCATACGGAAGTAACGAAGCTAACGAATACGATTGGTAATATGGAAGCACGTAATAAATCGAAATTATTGGTAGAGCTACAGTTAAAATCTGCGGCATTAACAAAAAAAGACATTAGAGACTGGCGCAATGCCTGGCAGATGGCAATAAATGTAGAGCAACCCAACAGGGTTCGTCTCTACGATATTTACAACGATGTAATTACAGACGGTCATATATCTGGTGCAATTGAGCAACGCAAAAGAATGGCTATGCAACAATCTTTTAAAATTGTAGATGTAAAAACAGGAGAAGAAATACCCGAATTTACTCAAGCATTAGAAACAACATGGTTTAAAAACCTCGTTGATCTTATCCTCGATAGCAAATACTATGGCCACTCACTAATAGAACTCGGAGATGTGATTCAAAACAAGAGCGGAGCTCGCACATTTGAATACTCTAAACTCGTTCCACGAAAACATGTAATTCCCGAATATGGTGTAATTACGCCCGAACCCGGTGACGAACCTAAAAACGGAATGGCGTGGAGAGACGATGCTTGTGCTGATTATTTAATAGAAGCCGGGAATACAGATAATCTAGGACTATTGCTTAAATGTGCACCTCACCAAATCAGCAAGAAGAACATGGCTGCATTTTGGGATCAATTTGGTGAAATGTTCGGCATGCCCATGCGAATCGCCAAAACTTCTACACGTGATGCTGGAGAGCTTAGTCGTATCGATACTATGATGGAGAGCATGGGACCGAAACAATGGGGTAGATTTAACGAAGATACCGACATCGAGTTTCGAGAATCTTCAACCAAAGATGCTTACAATGTATATGATAAACGAATCGATCGCTGTAACAATGAGTTAAGTAAAATACTAATTGGTCAAACCATGACCATGGACGACGGCGCTTCTCTTAGTCAATCTGAAGTGCATCTTGAGATACTCAATCGTTTGGTTGCATCTGATTGTGATATGCTGAGAGATGTGATTAACGATCAATTGATACCTCGCTGTCAGATGCACGGTATATTCGATAGCAGACAAGTTCGATTTGATTGGGACGATACACTTAATTTAACGCCTGAGCAACAAATTAAAATTGAGCAAATGCTCATAAATAAATATGATATAGATGAGCAGTACTTTATTGAAAAATACAATGTGCCAATTACTGGTAAGGTACTATTACCTACTGGTACAAGCATGAAATTAAATGATTTTTTCCAATAAGCCCCTCAACTGGGGGGGCATACCAATTTAAATTACTGCAATATTACACACCAACAAGTGCATGTTGCTCAAAACACAATATAGTTGCTCATGCTTCAGGTATAATTATGAGCCTGGGCAACGACAATATCAATCGAATTTATGAGGAGATAGCAGCTGAAGGTATGTTTATACACCCTGAACTGTTTAATCATACAAATTCACAGCTTAATAAGGCGATATCTAAAGCATTTGGCGACATCTCTATTACAGACGGCAATTACCCCATGATGCAAGATTATCGCCGTAATATGGCTAGATTTAGCTCATATAAAAGTGTAGAGCTAACACAATTATTAGCCAATAATCTTAAAGAGGATGCCCCCAATATTGACAAGCAGTATAATACCACATATTTAAACGCAGAATACAACCACGCATTAAGATCTGCGAACGCTGGTATTAATTGGAAGAAATACGAAGCCGATAAAGACATATATCCATTTTTAGAATATATGCCGAGCACAGCTGCTGAACCTCGTAGCGACCACTCGCAAATGAATGGGGTAATAAAACCTGTTGATGATCCATTTTGGGATGTTTGGATGCCTCCTTCGGATTGGAACTGCCAATGCTGGGTGCAACAAACCGACAATGACGATGGTGCAGTAGAACCTCCAACAGATGTTAATCTCCCCCCGGGAGCAATGCGTAATAATCCGGGCAAAACTGGGCAGATAATTACAGACAAACATCCTATGATTGCAAAACATCAGAGTGAATTTCCTGAGGACATTGAGAAGTTGATGAAATGGGAGGCTTGTGGGTTTGCCGGAAAAGCTATTGAAGATGTTACTTTGTGGCAACCTAATGTTGGATCTAATGGATTTGCTATTGCATTTGACAAGAAATCCATGAAGGAACTTCCGAAACATAGAGAGACGGTTAACTATTTAACGAGCGAAGGAAAAGCCGTGCAATTAATTGGCGATGTGTCGACACAAAAAAACGTGGATGGAAAAGTAAATGGTATATTTTCTGAGTTTAAACGAGTGTCTTCTGTTACGTCTGTAGATTCTCAACTGAGAGAAGCTAACCAAAAAGCGAGATATTATAAACTCTCTGACGTATATTTATACGCGAACTCAAACTTAGACATAGTGCTAAAAGGAATATATAAGCGTAGTCACAGATGTAGTCATTTACACAATTTATATGTTATTCATGAAAATAAGATGTATCTATTTAATAAAAATACGAAAGGATTAACCGAAGTTAATCCTTAAGAGGGCCCGGGGTTGCCCCCCGACCATTGTGACTACAAATATACAACATTTAACATTGAAAGTCAAGCATGTACGAAAAAAACTTCACAGAATTTGGAAAAGACATTGCAAAACTAGGCAGTGCAGTGAAGTTGTATCTTACCAAAGATGCCCCTCGTATAGTAGGAATTGAAGCCACAAACCACTTTAAGCGTAGTTTTAACGATGGTGGCTTTACAAATACCAACCTTATAGCTTGGAAACGATCTAAACGAACTGACTCCGGTAGTATTTGGTATGGTTTCCAATATGGTGCTAAATCGCCAACACCAAACGGACATCCACGCCGATGGAGAACCAAGAGCGCATATAAAGCTCGAAAAGAAAATGCAATTACAAACTTTAGCCCAGCAGCTACCTCACGCAAAACACTTACGGGACCAGCCACAGCATTGCGTGATAGCATTCGCTATACTGTTGAGCCCGGTAAAACAATTGTAAGCAGTAGTTTGCCCTATGCACGAATACATAATGAAGGAGGCACAGGCACATTGTTTGGCAGAGGTCGAGCTGAAATTCCAAAAAGACAATTTATTGGGCATAGCACAAAGCTTAATGCTAAAATAAAACAACGCATTTTAAAAGACATTTCAAAACTAATTAAAAAGCAATAACAACCATGATTGATTTAATTTACAAAGCACTGGCAGATAAACTTGCAGCAATTACAAACGAAAGCGGAGATTACATTTTTGAACATATTGACTTGTGGAATCAGAATGTAGAATTTTTAGAGCAGGAGCAGCCATGGGCGACACCAGCTTGTTTTATCGAAATTACACCTATTCCTTGGGAGCAGCTTCGAGAATCGGCTCAACAGGCAGATATTAGCATACGATTGCATCTAGTTACACGATGGGAAGCTCCGACTACTCACAATGGCAAACACACGGCTAGAGGTGTGAAATATCTAAACTTATCTGACTATGTTTTTGGTGCATTGCACGATCGGAATTGCGACTATCTTGGAGTAATTCAAAGGGTAGGAAGTGAGCCAAATCACAATCATGCCGAAGTGATCGATAATGTTGAGATCTATCAAGGAAGAGTGTTTATTCAGGTAACAAAAAACTGGGCTGAAAAAGAGGTTGAAGCTGAAATTATAGAGGCATAAAAAAAGGGGTGCAATTTGCACCCCTTTTTTTAATAGAAAATCTTAAATTCAATACATTATTGCTTATTCAAATCTTCCTTACTCACGCAGGTAATATTACCGTTTGTCCATTTCCAAATTACAAGACTAGGATAAGCATCAAAAGCTATATTTTCAGCATTAATCTCATCTTTAGAATTCGTAATATTTGGAGCAAAATTGGGGCTAAAATAATAGAATACACCCGTAACTGAACCTTCTGTATTCATACGCTCTTTTGCATGTTTCTTAAGTAGCTCTACCACTTCATCAGACAAAGAATCACAAGAAATATACTCTGATGTCTTAACATTAAAAGTAAACAAACGCTGCTTACTTACTGTTTTGAAATAACCTACCTCTTCAAAGGTAAATTCCACTCCATCTGATGTCTTATAATTATCGTTAAAACACGAGGTGACCATTAAACCAATCATTAATATTGTCAATAAATTTGATTTTTTCATTTTACTATATTTTAGCTATTAATTTCAAAACCGCATTCTTCGCACTGATAGGTACTAAAATGATTACTATGTTTACATTTTGGGCATTCCCAAGTTTCGAGAGGCACAGCGTATCTTTCTGGCCACTCTCCACCACACCTCTTAATATCTTGAAAATAGTGTGCATGTAAAGTTTCACATGCCTCTTTGTGTGTAAGCTCTCTGCTACCTACTGTTAATTCATTGTAATTTTTTATAATGGCACGTAAATACCAATTAAGAGCATTCTTATTGTCACCAGCAAGCTCATATACCTCTGCTTCTTGAATGCAATTATTAACATCGTTGCTAAAATTAAGCTTTTTTCTTATTGATGCCACAAGATACAGTAGTACAAACCAAGATACAAACATTGCAATACTTAAAATAAAGTAAATTACATGAATAGGGTTTTCGAATAAAGTGTCCATTGGTTCTAGTTTTAGGTTAATATTACAAATTTATAATTAATTCGCTAACTCTTGATAAAAGCAATTAAAAAAGCTTTTATCAGTAAGTTACCATTCATTAAAACGACACTGCGTTAATGGTAACACTATATAAAATTAATAAATTATTACTTTATCGGTTCATATTTGCTCATTAGTTGGGTATACAAAACACCTTTTTCAGTAATGTTTGTATTCATATTTCCGCACCAAATATAGCCTTGCTTACTTAGTTTGTTCATCTCTTTTTCAAAGGTGTTTCTATCTCCTTCTACTACAATGTAATCTGTCTTATGATCCATAATTTTCTGTTTTTATACTTAGCGTTACCCTTAATACTACAAAGGCTTATCAATTAACACTATTACAGTAGCGATTGAAGTTCCGCTATCTTTAAATTCTCCTGCGTTTATTTCTACAACTTCGGCTTCTAATTCTTCAAGCCAGTTTCTAAATTCAGTTTCCTTTTTATTAGTTGAGTTTTGCCAATGCTTACTCATTATAGTTACAATTTTGCCACCTCTATTTAGTTTATCAAACATTTTATAAACGTGAGTAATGTCTTGGTTTTTAGAAAATGGTGGGTTTGCAATAATTTTAGAATATTCTTTACTATCGCTTTTCAAAAAATCATCACCAACCAATTCAAATTTTAAATCTGTTTTGTTTAAAATAATCTTATTCACTTCCATTAATTCAAAACA